CTACTCTTTGATAATTAACTCTTTAGCCGCTTTTTGATTGCCTCCTCTTAGACTGTATATTGTCGACACCTCGATGATCTCGTAATCCTTATATAGGTCTCTAATGACCTCGCAATCGTTGTATGAAAGCACAAACCGACCTTTGATCCCCTTGAGCATCCCCGCTAATGTGATATGCTGATCGATATTGAATCCGGAAGGTGTTTTATAGTAGCTTTCCGTACCTACATAAGGTGGGTCAAGATAAAAAAGCGTATCGGGATGATCGTATGTAGCTATGAGCTTTTTAAAGTCCATGTTCTCGATGCAAATACCTTGCAGTCTCTTTGACCAAACACGAAAGTCTCGGTCTAAGCTTCTTACTTTTGGTTTTGAGCCTCGTGGCATTGCAAAGTCTGTACCTTTTGATCCGAAGCTTTGCGTGATAAGATAGTAGTAGTATGCGGCGCGCTCTATGTCGTTTCGTGGATGTAATCCTTTGGTCTTGATGCGCGAGAATAGCTCTCTTGATACGAACATACGATTTAAGTAGAACTGGAGTGATTGCGGTCGCTTTTGAATTTGTAGGTATAGATTGACTAGATCGCTATTAATGTCGTTAACGACCTCTATTTTGCTTCGAGGCTTTCGGTAGAAGACGTTTAGTGCTCCTCCAAAAACCTCGCAATACCGCTGATGTGGCGGAAACTCTTTGATGATTTTATCGGCAAGCTTTGACTTACCTCCGACCCACGCGAACGGGGCAACCCTTGGGACGTTGTGATACTCTTTGAGTCTCTCCATGCAAATTTCCTTTCATTTTGAAATATTTTTAAACACACGTTTAAAAACTTTCTATAATTTGATTGCAAGGAGTTTGGGAACGACTTGTTAGGCAGAGGAGACTCTGCCTATATAATAGTTTCCGTATATAACACTCCAACTTCTTCTGCTGTCAATGCTCTATTGAAAATTCTAAACTGGTCTATTTTGCCTTTATGATAATATGGGTAATTATATTGTCTGCCTATACACCCCGTTTGCCCTTCTATGGTAGAAATAATAGTATTGTGTATGTATGTATCTACAAGAACATTATCATAATACACAAATAAACCCGTTGTAGTTTTTACGATAACGATATGGGCAAAAGCATTTAAGTTTAATGGTTGATTAACTATTCTTGAAAAATATAAAGTGGATGATTTTTTAAACACAATTACTAGTTTATTAGAAGTATTTTTATATATCCCGATGCCTTTGCCTAGCCCCCACACGCCAGTATCAAATATCATTCGTTCATTATTATCATCAAAATACACCCAAAACGAAATTGTTATATTTTCTACCGCTTCGGGTAACGGTGGGAGATTGAAATACGCGCTACCATTAAAAACGGAAGATTGCCCAAATATTCCTTCGGAATATGTAATATTAATTGGAGTTAAATTATAAGAATTGCTTGCGCCATTCCCGTTCCCATCAAATTTCCATAGTTCTGTACCACTCCCATCTCCAAATGGGTCTACCATATCAACCGTGCTGATAATAGTTCCTCCACTCTCAAATTGACTTCCAACACCCAATAGCATATTATGAATTCCAGCCATTTTATGCCACCAATGCCACGCCGGCGCCGGCTATGTACCAGGTATCTGCAGCTACTTTACGAAGTGTGGCGATACCGTATGATGCTACTGTGCAGTCACCGGATGTTGATGTCCCAGCAAGTCGAATCGTCACACCGCTTGTGGCTAAGATGTTAATAGTAGCGGGGGTTAAACTAGTGATTGTAACGACACTACCGATAGGAAAAGCGACTGCGCTATTAAGAGGGATCGTAACATTAGCACTTGTATCGATACTCTTGCCTCTATCTGAAAGTGCCATTGTATAAGCGCTGCTTTGTGCATTCGCTGCGACGTTTTTGAGTGCGTCGATGGATGCATTGACCGTCGTGATCAATGCGTCTGTTTCTGTTTTCGTGTAAAGCTTGCTAAAATTGGCATTTATGATCTCTCTCCAGGCTGTAACGCCTAGTTCCAAAAGTTCTAATCCATTGCTTAGTAGACTCATATGTATCTCCTTATATCGTTACTGTTTTTGATGCGGATGAATATCCGTTAAGAACGCTTGTGACGGTATATGTCAACACCGTTGCATCGTCTCGACTAAATGTAGGTGAACTGACCGTCGCGCTTCCCCCACTCCATGAGACAAGCCACTCTCCCTCGCTCAATCCTTCATCTTGTCCTGCTATGATGTTGTCTGCGTTTCGGTAATTGGCGCCTGCTAAACGCACACATGCTCTCCAAGTCAATGTAACCGTCGTACCGCTTCGTGAAGCTTGAAGACTTGCCGGAGGGTATGGTTTTTCGATGCTGTAGTCATACGTAAAAGAGAGGCTTTTTGTCGTGCCTTCGCTTTTGAAGTTCTTTGGCGTGAATGTAACCGTGGGTGTGGGAGAGATAATAGGCAGGTTCTCGATGTCGTTGGCATCGCCACTCGCAAACCAAACTTTAGCTCCAATCGGGTGTTCTACGATAGCCGTGTTATTAAGCCCTCGTATGATCTGGTCGCAGTAGTAGCTTCCATCTTCTTGTAGTTGTCTATATTGATAGCAGATCTGCTCATCTTCGATATAGGCAACAAATTTAAGGCGTTGCCATCCTGCACGTGTACCGCTTGCATTCCAAACGTTGGCGATGGGTGTAACGTAAAAGCCTGTGCTTAAGTCAACAACATCCGTAATTGGGTACGCATTTTTAAGTGTCGCATAGCCCCAGCTTTCTATCTCTACGTCTGCGCCTGTCGTGCCATCTTTTACCGACATCGTTTGCACATAACCGCTCGGGTAAACAGCAATTGGGATTACGGCACGAACGCTGCTCATCTCCGGCTTTGCGTTTTTAACCGTATAATAGAGGAGCTCCCCGATCGTGTAATCGGGAGCGACCCATTGCGATGGTTGCTCTGAGGTTATGACCATGTTGCCAAGCGCAAAAATATCTTCAGCTCCTTCTATTTCTACGCTTTGTTCATCTTCCTTATCCGCCGCAATCGAGGTAATGCGAATTGCTAAATTTTCGACGCCGAGGACGGAATTTGAAAAACGTACGACATCGCCGACGTTAAGGCTAGAAAACATTGCTATCGATACGTTACATTTAAGCGTTGCGAGCGGGTAGGAGAGTTTTTTAAATAAGCGGTTTAAAACGATGTTGGCATTCGCCGCCGTAGAGATACCGAGGTAGTCGAAACTCTCGGATTTTTCGTAGCCCAAGATAAGACGCGTTGCCGTGTTGATACCCGTTACGCTAGACTCGGTAAAGCTATTTTCTCGATCGACGTAGGTAACGGTAATTTTAGAGTAGGTATCTTCCCAACTTTTGCGCTCAAAAATGACATCGGCACTATTACTCTCGTTTATCTCCGGACATGCGCTTAACGTATAGTCGTCTCTTAAAAGTTTTAACTTTATTTTGTAGTTTGCGTAGTCGACTTGCAAAACGCCGTCGATGCTTTTTAAGATCTCTTCGCACCAATCGCTTGCCTCTTTTGCACTTTTCATTTTGAAACTTAGCCCAAAGCCTTCATCGTAGAGGGTTTGAGCGCAGGCTTTAAAATTTGTTTCGTCTATTACAAATTCTTCATATTTTGCGAGCTTGGTAAGTAAATAGTACAAAACTACAGCAGGATTTGCATCTCCGCCGATGTTTTGGTTTGCCCAGCCGTCGATAAGGTTAGTTCGGCGCACGACCGCTCCGTAAGAAGGAGCGGCACTAACGTTATCCCCGATAAAACCGTTAAAAACCATATAGGCGACATTTTTATAGGCAATTTGAGAACCCGTTTGAGCCGCTAGGTAACTATCGGGTTCGGTTTGATCTCCAAAATAGACACGTATCGTGCTATCGCTGTAGCCGCTCCCAGAAATATCCGAATTATCTCCGGTGCGTGCGCTAAAACTTCCCGCACCGGTAAGATTTACCGTAGAAACAAGCTCTCCGTCTTTCCAAAAACTTATAAATTCGTCGATCTTGGAACAAAAGCCATACACGAGACCTAAGAAGTAAGCATAGCCTACGGTATAGGTTTTCTTGGATTTGCCGCCCATACTAGCTACTCTTTTTTATAGGGGTTGTAGAAAGATCGCCATACCATAGGATATTTCCGCCTATTTTTACCGTTCCGAAAACTTCCGGTACAGGCGTTGTATTCGAGTTTGTCGGGAATGTAAAATCATCGAGGTCGTTAACGCTTACGTTGCTTGAAGAACTTGGGGTCGGCATAAAAATATAAGTAGCCGCCAAAAGCGCAATCGTAATTCCTAACATCCACATTTTAAAAGCCCTCCGTTGTTGGATTTGTCGTCGGAACAAAGGGAAAACCCCCAAAATTCCTTTCGTTATTAAACTTCTCTTTGCATGTCGATAAAAGTTTGTCACACCCTGCATACACATATAGCGTTAAAGATCCGTTATACGTTTGCAAGGGAAAAAGAAGCGTTACGGTAGCCCCCGTATGCGATATTATGTAACTTGCTTCGTAGCCGCTTTGCACGTATCCTCCGGCAAAATAGCCGTTGTCTTTTTCCGCAAGCGCGTCTGAGGTTACGCTTAGCCCGTCTTCGCTTACGGTCGCCGTTGTCGGCAAAAGTGCCTTGCGAAAGTTTTCTTTTGCAAGACCGCACCCGGCATCAAAAAGTTCAAACCCACACCCGCTTGAGTAGCAGCGAGAGGGGATTTTCGTTTTTAGCATTCCTTGCAAAGAGACTAGTTTTAAAGTCGCCGTCGCTTTTTGCATATCGAAGCTACATCCCCCAACGCGCCCGTAGAAAAGAACGGCACCGGTGTCTTTCAAAATCGTAACCCATACCGTCGTGGAGGGGTTCAGCACACGGTAACGAGGCGCAGGCTCTAAATCATAAGGGAGCGTAATAGATGCGCTCTCGCTAGAGAACTCTCGGCTTATCTCGTTTCGTACGATCGGTTCTGCACTGTATGTGTTTCCGCCGTAGGCAACATCACTTTCCGCAGAGCTGTAGCGAAACGTCTCGTCGCCGATGGTAAAAATGTAAAGCTCTTTCATGGGGTTTCTCCTTGCAACTCGATAAAGTTAAACGTTGTTTTAAATCGCACGCCGTCTTTTTCGAGTACGAATTCATCGGAGTTAAAACGCACTAAGTATAAATATTCGATGCGTTGCGTAAAAACGGTATTGCTTAACGCCGTGTCTAGCGTTAATACTTCGTCCGAATTAACAGTTGCATCGGCAAATACAACACTTGTTATTTTTGCAGCGAAGGATAAATCCGGAATAAGAAGATGCCTTTTTTGTCCGTATAGTCCAAAATTGCGTTGCGTTTTTTTTGCGTAAAGAAGCATCGATCCGGTTGCACTTTGTTGCGTTAGTGTTACATCGTTTTTGTAACTACGAAGCCAAAAAGGCGTCAGTCTGCCGTATTTGCTTCGAAACCATGCGCGCATCGCTTTTGCTTCGGCAAGCGTTTTTGCGCTAAATGTCCATGCAAATTGCCTATTTGTCGGTTGAAGTATCGTTTTTGTTTGCTTTTTCGCTTCTTTGCCGACAAGCACGTAAGGATTTGAAATAATATTGTTCTGATCGTCGACAAGCGGGATGTACGGAAAAATTTCGTGGCCTTTATACGTCATAACAGTTCCTTAAATTTAAGGCTAAAGGCGGCGGTATCGGAGTTGTAAAATTTAAATGCGTTTGAGCTATCCGGCGTAACGGCGATGAGCGGGACGATAACGTCTCCGGGAGAAACGCTTACTTGCGCTAAAAATGTAATGCTCGTATCGTTAAATGCGGTAATTTTTTGCATAACATAATCATCAAAGCTCTTGCGAATAAGTGCGTAATCGCCAATTTTAAAATCCCTGCTCGTGGTATCGCATAAAATCGTATAAGCGTTTTGTGCCGTCGCGGCCTGAGTATAGGAAAACCAAAGCGGCTGCATACAGTAAAAACGCAACGCGTACGCAAGGATCTCTTCAATCGTTTCGATTTTTTGGTTTGAAGAGGGTATAACGTCGTATTCTACGCTTCGGCGGGCAGTTGAAACGATAGCATTTCGTAGTTCGGTACCGTCTTGTGCGCTAAAAATATCGGTTTGATAAGTCTCGCTTTCAGCGTAATTTGCAGAAGGCAAAATCGTTAAAACGACCGCGCGAGTGCCGCTGATCTTAAAGATGATCGTCTGGGTATCAAAGAAAAACGTGTAGTAACCATCAAGTATCCTATCGCCATCGATCGTCGCTCGAATCGTGATCGTCTTTTCCTCGTTCGCTTTGAACTCGTAAGGAACGTCTATGCCGGTAATATCGGTTCCGCTTGCATTGGTCGCTGTCACGCTGTTTAGCATAACGGAGTTTTTTGAACTGTTATAGATATTAAAACTGTAATAAAGCGGCGTTGCTATAACACTAAAATCATAATTATGGGTATATGGTATAACCCATATACTTCCATCAAAAAGTTGGTTCATCTCTGTTTTTGGGAGGTTTGCCGTTGTCGTTGTTACGGCAGGAATAAAAGGGGATGCTGATGTACTTATAACATCGGCTACAAGGTTGGTACTAGGTTGCGCTACGCCTGTTAGGTAGCGCATTTTTTGCGAAGAGGGAGCGATTACGGATGTAGGATTTAACATTATAATACTTCTATTGCCAAATAAGATTTTGCGAAATACAGATCGACATTAGGGTAATTAAGATTCCCCCTGAGGAAGTCTAAGATAATATATTTTTTGCTTCCGTATTCTAAGATTTGTTCCGGAACCAAATTTGCCCTATTAACGATTTTTATTTTTTCAACGGAGCCAAGGTAAACAATAGAATTGTCTTTAAAAAGAAAAAATTCGGGCACGACGAGCGGGATTAGCCCTGTATACATAGAACTGTCAAGATTGTACATGCCTTCCGGATAATATTTAAAAGGGATTAAATTTCGCAATGAGTCTACGGATGACCCATCCATTGTATTAGTTAAAAAAAGCTGGTTTGTCTCTAACCCTGAAGATGTCGTATATTTTCCATCCTTTTTTAAACTTACCCCACCAACGGCAGTGTTTACATTCTTAACCGCTGCGTTAAAAGGAAAAATATTTATTGTTTGATTAAAATCAACCACCCATCCGTTGCTGTATGCTCTTAAAATTTGTGTGCTATTGATAATATCGCCATCGGCAAAAGAATAAGCTTTTTTTGAAATTGATGTGACGATAATCGTATCGTGCCTATAACTTCCACGTTTGATATTTACAATAATATTTTGTGCGTCTGCAACAAAAATAGCTTTTGTAATATCGTTTGCAAGATAAATACACGAAAGATATTTTGTGCAGACGGTAGTGTTGTAAACCGGTAAATAGTTTGGGTCTAAATTGTTTATCGAAGATCCGGGTTGATTAAACCAGTCTTTCGTACTATCGAAAGAGTTATTGATCGCACATGTAAAAAATACTCCCGTATAATATTGATTAAAAACAATTGTCCCAAGCCTAAACCCTAAATATTTTCCCGAACCATTATGGATATAAAGCTCGCTGTCGCTTTGCGCGTCTATCGTCCAGCCTACACTCACAACGAAGGTTTTAAACTGTGCGAAAAAGTCGGCATTGTCGGCAGGGGTGATGATCGAATAAATCATTAAACTTTCCTTATCGCGAAATATTCTTGAAATTCAGTTTTAAGACCGTTTTGAATAACGATGTAATCCACCGAGTCGATCGTGACCGTGTCTTCGCTTTTAATGCCTCCCGATGCAAGCACTTTAATAAGACCGTCAAATTCGCCGATAAGGCATCTTTCGGTTACGGATGTAACACTATACGGGTCGGTTGCGTTTGTGTAGTTTGTAAAAATCGTAATAGGCATCGCAAAAAGATTACCCTCCGGATCTGCGGTATAAGGCATCGTGTTGGTAAAGCCCTGCACTAAGGACATCGCCTTAACCCACCTTGGGAACGGTGTAAAAACGATAGGGCGTGCCGGAAGATCGGTCGAAACACTTGACCATCGAAGAGTGCTCGTATTGCCGCCTCCGACAAGGGCGTAGGGCATCGGTAGAGTTGATGGCGCACCGAATGCGTCCAAGTACCCGTTATGAAAAATTTGATACACGGGGTTTTTTTGAAGGTCGTCTAAAGGCTCATAAATCTTTACAGCACCCAAAATGCGTTTTTTGGTAATGTTTAACCAGTACGGCTCATTTCCACTATGCAAATAAACAAAGACGTTAGCGGTGTAGTTAGGCTGTTGGGCGAAGGTTCCAGTATTAGCGTAGCCCGTAAAGGAACTTAAACGCATGTTTACACCGTCACCGTTGGTAAAAAGCTGAAAACCGATGTAGATGTTATCTTCTCCACCCATACCGTCAGAGTACAAAATAAGCTCTGTCGTGGTACCGCGCAAAAGCGTCCACCCGTTTGCAACGGCTTGGGTTTTTATAATAGTAAGAAGATCGTAAGCGTCTGTCGCCGTACCGCTGTAAAATGCCATTTTAGCTCCCGTTTATAATGTTCTTAATAACTTTTCGACCGCTTCTAGAAGTTACGTATTGCTCCATAATAGAAGGGTCGATACTGTTAACGATCGTAATCTGCGGCGATGCGCCGGAGCTGCTTTGCTTTCCAAGGTTAAGAGCGTCGAGATTTTGCATGCCTTTTCGGCTCAGCACGCCTTCACCGCGCTGTAAAACTGCCGGAACTTCGTCCGTCGTACCCGTTACGAAACCACCCGTGTGGAACTTTTGCGCTTTGATCATCGCGACTTGTGCCATACCTTGCGCGACCGCTACTGCGGCAAACGCCGCACCTAAAGGCGGGCCGCCTAGCGTGACGCCTTTTTCGTAAGCACTTGCCGCGGCGGTATAGGTACTAATCATCGCCTGCACGACGGAGAACGCTTGATAAGCACGTAACGCCGTTTTATTTTGCCCGTCACTCGCATCGTAGAAAGCTTTTGCTAACGAAGCGAGAGAACCGAATCCCGCCCCCGCGGTTGCAAGTTTGGACTGGAATTCCATCTGCGAAAGTTCTGCCATTTTTGCGGTGTGCGTTTGTTCATCTTGCTCTAAAAGAGCGTAATGCGCCTGTATGCGACTTCGCTCTGCCGTTTGAAACGTCTCTACCGCTTTAAGGCGATCGGCAAGTTGTCCGGCTAATCCCGTATCGAGCCCGACGGACGAGTACATCGTGTCGTAGTTACTCGTTTTTGTTCCTTGTCCGTATGCCATCTCCGTTGCTTCGGCGACAGATTTACCCTTTAGTAGAAGGTTGTTAAAATACTTCTCTTGCGCGATCACGCTAGCATTTGCTTTGTCGCCGATAGCGGTGTAGTATTCTTCGTTAAGCTCAAGCTGTTCGACAAGACGCTTTCGTTCGATCTCCGTTTCTTTTGCCGCAATCATCTCGGCGCGTTGCGTCGACGTAAGATCTCTAACGTCGTTTAGGGACTCTTCGTACCGTTTAAGTTCGATCTCTGCGGCTTTAGTCGTATTCCCGATCGCTTTGTAGTATTCCAAAAGGGCATCTTCTTGCTTTTTAAGGCTCTCTTTTTGCCCATCCGTCTGTATGCGCTCTATTGCACCCGTAAACGCACGCTCAAGTGCTTCTCTTTGTTCAAGGGTAAGCTTATGCTCATCGAGGAACTTTTGGTATTTGTAGGCTTCCGTTAAAATTTCTTGATCGACTTTATCTTGCGTGGAAGTTTTACTCAGATCGGCGATATAGTCGTAGTAGTCCTCGTTGAGTTTTTTACGATCTTTAGTAATCTTTGCACTATCCATGTACTCTTGTTTTTCAGCGGCGAGAAGTTTTTGCAACTGTGCTTCGCTTAGAGTCGTATTTTTCATGCGAATCTCTGCTTCTTTAGAAGCCCAAGCAGTTGCAAGATCTCCTGTGCTTTTATAAAAATCCTCGTAAGTTTTTAAAGACTCAAGTGTTTGCTTTTTAGAATCCTCATCCGAGAGTATTGCGGCTCCTCCAAATTTTAGTTTTTCTTGTGTAGCCCCTCCCACACTAGCCGCCATCTTGCGGAGTTGCTCCGCTTGCGTCTTATAGGCTTCGATACGTTGCCCCGTCTTTTCAAAAATCTCTTGGTACTTTAGTTCGTAAGCCTCCGCCGTTTTGAGCATACCTTCTTGTGTTTTTGCTTTTTCGGTATTCTCCTTGCCGATGTTTTCCCAGTATTTTGTATTGGCTTCCGCTTGTGCTTGGATCTCTTGGGAGCTTTCATAGGTAGCATAAGCAAGTGATCCTAAAACCGTCGCGCCGAGCACGTAAGGATTTGCCTTTGCCGCAACGTTAAAGGCAAGTTGTGCAACCGTTGCCGTTTTAAGTGCCGTATTCATTGCGACAATAGCCGTCGTTGCGGTAGCGACCCCCGTTGCGATCATCCCTCCTACCTTAAATGCGGCATAGCCCACGACGACATTATCTAAGATGTCGCGCATCTCATAAAGCCCTTCACCAATTTTTTTGCCATTAGTGTAAATGCTCATGAGCGCACTAGAAAACTCTCCGGCGATTTGATCGGTATTTTTTTCTAAAAGCGTACTTACTTCGGCTAAGTCGATTTTTAACGCTTCAAAAAGTTTATCGCCGGTTGCTTTTCGGATAGAAGCAAATCTATCTTCAAGATCAGAGGTGACTCCATCCCAATCCGTTCTTATTTTCTTACCTGCTTCCTCAAAATCTCGTAATTTTGAAAGAAGAAAATCATAGGTATCACCCATTTTAATGTGTAATGCAATTTGCTCATTCGTAATGCCAAGATTACGAGCGACCTGTGAGTTCATGTCGATTTGCCCAGAGAGAACAGATCGCATTTCTTGTGCAAGTTGGTTCATCGGCATACCCATTGCCGCGGCGGCTTGCGTCATCAAGGTCGTATATTTAATTGTTTGATCAATTGTCCAATTGAGTTTTAACGCGGGACCAATTGCAGATTGAAAACCATCCGTTAATTGTTCTAAATTTGCAGGAGTGTCAACATTGGCTTTGCGAAGTTCTTCGACTGCTGCGGCAGCCATTTTTTGTGCAAGTGCAAACTTTTCAGCTGCCGTAACATTACGTCCCGTAGAAGTTTCGTTTTGTGCGTTAACGGCGATAAGAGCGGCAATGCCTGTTTGCATTCTTTCATATTGTGCATTAATGTCTATGAGACTTTTAACCGCCGTACCCACACCATACGCCGCAAAAATACCCTGTACGGTATGCAAAGGTTGGACAACGCTTTCAGCACGGCTTTTGAGGATATCTAAGGTATCGTTAATACCGCTTATGCCTCTGCTCGCCTCTTTTGCTTTTTGCTTAAGTTTTTCGGTTGAAGCCGTAGCATCATCGAGGCCTTTTGCACTTAGAGCCGAGCTGATTGCTATACGAATTCTAGATTCTGCGTCCATCATTTTGCCTTATTTGCCTTTGCGCACATGTAGTTTAAAATGTCGTAAGTCTCAAGCACATCAACTTTTTCTTTTTTACATGTAAGCCGTACGATCTCAAAATTTACTTTATACCCATACTCTCCGGCATCGATAGCTCGGAGAAACAACGCGCCCATAAACTCTTCGTATGCTCCCTCTAAAATTGCGATGCCTCTTTCTTTGTAAAGAGCAAGCGTTTTTGCATCAAGCCCCTTAGCGGAAGGAGGAAGCTCCCCGTTTTTAGCTACTTGTTCTGCCCATCTTCCGAGGCGTTCAACTTTTTTTTAGTTTGCTCCTCGATCTCTGCGTTAATCTCCGCAAAGACCGTTTGGTAGCTAACGTTACACTCTTCAATTGTGTTTTTTAAAGCTTCTTTGTTATCGCCGCCGATAATAAAGTTAAACTTCTCTTTATAAATGCGCTCTAACGCATCGTTGGCTTTTGTAAGATCAGAACGCTCTAGGCTTAGACGTTCTCGTTTTAACCTTCCGATTTCAAAGCCGAGCTTTTTTATTTCGATAAATAAAGCGAGCTTATCTTTAAGCTCAACAAGCTCTAACATTTCCCGGGTTACCTCGAGAGCATGTTGCGCTTCTTGCAATGCGATTGCGTTTTCTTCGCTCTTTCGCTCTTTCGCGCTTTGCTCTTCTAAGAGGCTTTTTTGTTCTTCCCCGATTTTTTCAAGTGCCTTTTTTTCGGCGGGGCGCAGTTCTCTAACGGTTACGTTAAAAACCTCTCCATTTATAGTTACGGGTACTTCAAAGCGTGTCTCGATCATAGTTCAATCCTTAATGCGTAAAATGGTAAAGCGTAAAATTGTCATCGCCGTTTGTGCTTACGGCGTTATACTCTCTGCTGATAACAAAGATACCGTCGCTGTCTTCGTAGTCGGGTTGTTTACTCATTTTGGCATTGGGTACGACAAAACGCCAAACGATGTTGCCCTCTGTATCTTTTAGGTCGCAAACAAATTCCATCGCTTCTCCGGAGAGCAGCTCGGTAAAACCGTCGGCTCCGGCATTTTCCAAACGGGTTTTAAGCGTTAATTTAGGGGCATAATCCGCTAAAAAAAACTCCCCTACGTTTGTAAATTTTTGCTGATTGATCGTACTTCCCATGTCGAACTCGAACTCGCTTAGGTTAATTTCGACGCCGTTAATGCTCATGCCGCCTAATCGGCGGACGATCATCACTTCATCACGCGGCGTGTCGACGATCGTCTGTGCGGCGATGAGCCTTTCGACGAAAGAGCCGTTAATGCTAAAGGTTGCGGTTACTTTGTCCCCGACTTTTCCTGCAAGCTTGAAACTTGCTTTTGCGCCTTGGTACTTAAACTTGCGATCCGGCATAACGAGATCGATCGAAGCCGTCGAGGTTGCATGCGTTTCGGGGGTAAACGAAAATCCGGCGAAAGGAGTCGTTACCGCCGTTTTTTTAAGATTGCAGATAGCGAACAAGGTCGTATAGTAAGAAAGGCTCTTATAAAGCGACATCGGAATGTCAAACGTGCCTTTCGCCCAGTCTGCGATCACGATCGTGTCGTTCATACCGCCAAAAAAGCTAAAATTCGTATCTTCGACGGTATCCATCTCGGCGTTAGGCAGAACCATTTCGCCGACTTTAATAACTTCGCTAGGTGTTGCGTATGTCCCCGCCGTTGTCTCAAGCCCGACGACGACGCTTACTCGACTCAATACTCCGCCCATGATTTTTCCTTATTTTTTAGGTGTGTTTGTAATAATTTTTTCTAGCGTTAAAAACGCATCCGCTCCCATCCATGCCGCAACGCCAGCGATCGCAACGCTTACGTTTTCATTCTGAAAATAGAAAAAAGCAATCTGAAACATTACGTATGCCGCGAACATGCTGGTCGTTACGCCGATAGCAAGCCCTTTAAGTCGTTCGACTTTGCTCACGGGCTCTTTGTTCTTTGTAAAATATCCCAAGATCGCCCCAATAAACGCGACAAAGACAAACCATGCCCAAAACGTTAATTTTTCGTTATTCATCCTGTGCTCCACATTTTCGGGCTACGTCACGGGCAATGTCGGCATCGATTGCGACATTTTGGACGTCTTGCCCGACGACCCCCGTTTTAGGCATTTTTTTAGGCAAGGTCAAGTTGCACTTTGTAGGGACTGCGTAAGGTTCAGGCTTTTCAATATAGACGATCTCCGGCTTTGCGCCGCATCCGTTTAATAAAAGCACCGCAACCCCGATAAGCAAATACGCCCAAAGTGAAAGCAAGGCATAGCACAAAGCCTTAATAAAAGGGCGAATCGTGCGTTTAACGGTTTGCATGGTAAACCTCCAGCGTTTGTTTAATGTCGTTTAATTGTGCCTCGCACGTGGCGTTTGCATCGAGTTTTTGCGTTCTATAGCGCATAATGATCTGCGGTTTCTGGGTCGCAAGATCTTCTTGCGCCTTTTTGAGATCGATCTTGTTTTTTTCAACTTCGCTCGTTTGCGCAGAAAGCGCAGAGGTAAGCGTTACCTTTTGTGCTTTAAGTGCATAGATCTCGGACGCTTTAGAAGTTAAACTAAGGTTTAATTTGTCGATCGTATTACCGCGCACATAAACGATAAAGCCTAAAAATACGATAACGAGTAAAAGCGCAATGATCGCGTACACAAGTGTTTTAGCGACTTTAATAGCCTCTTCAATACTGCTAAAATTCATATATTACCCCTTAGTTTTCAAGCGCGATAGTCGCTTCGAGTATAAAGTCGACGACTCTTAAGTTTTTTTCAGCAAGGATCGCGGTGTACGACCTCACGAAGACGATCTCAAAACCGTAAATAAAAAGCTTCATAAACTCTTTAGTTAAGGCTTCGGCATCAAGCCCGTCTAGTGCAAAACGTGCAGTAACGTTTGCTTTGTACTCTCCGGCATTTATTCGCTCCCTGCTTGCGACGAAGAGTTCATATTCTCGTTCCGCCTTGGTTGTTTTTGTTGTGATCAGCGTTTTGATCTCTTCTATCGCTTCGGTTTCGTTGTACAGCATTACACCGCTCCGTATTTTAGTTTCCCGCTTGCAGGCGTAGCAGTAACCCCTCGGTTAACCGCCGCGTCCGCCCGCGCTTTCCACGTCTTTTGCATTTTCTCAATATCAGAGGCGGAGGAATAGACCGTCTCATAGCCTGCAAAGTTATTCATACCCTTCGCCCAAAGCAAGGGGATAACGTAGTAGATCGTTTGGCAGCAGATCGCCTCAATTTCATCTTGTTCATCCGCAAAGATTGTTTTTGCGAAGTCCCGTGTTGCGGTGTTAAGATGTGCGGTAATCTCTTCATCTTTTACCCCTCCAAGGGGGTGGAAGGTTCTTACCGTATCGGGTGTTACTACTGCTGCCATCTGTTTATGCCTTTTCGATTACGCCTGCTTTCAAAAGGCGTTCTGCTTCATCTTTATCAAATAGCCCCGTGGCATCTTCGCCGACCGCATACGTTTTCCCTGCACGGAGAAAAGGACGCTTTGCAATGTAGGAAACTTGATCTTTGGTCTCGTCCTGATCTTTCGTTTCGTCTTGATCTTTCGTTTCGTCTTGATCTTTCGTTTCGTCTTGATCTTTCGTTTCGTCTTGATCTTTCGTCTCGTCTTGAGCTTTCGCCGCAGGATCTACTTTAGTTTTTTTAGGATTCACAATTACCTCCTTTTATGAGATGACATCGGTAAGTAAGAAGCCGACGTCTTTTGCAACGATAAGCTCTTTTACGCTTTCGGCTGAACGAACCAACATAGAACCGTTTATACCAAGCGCAACAGGATTTGCGCCTGCTTGCTTTGTGCCATACTGTGCCGTAAAACCGAACGTTACGCCTCGTTGTGTGTCGGCTAGAGAGTTAAGATAGGTTAAAGAGATGTCATTCCCCCAAACGCGTTGCATTACAGCCGTTTGTCCTTTTTTTGCGGTATTTAGCCAACCCTCTCCGACAAAAATGTTGTCGAGCTCTAGGATCTCTGCGATGCGCAGTTTTGTTGCGATACCGCTATCACCGGCATTACCGTTTGCCGCCTTAACGACTTTAGGGTGCATCGCAAGTTTAGAGAAGGCTTTGCGACCTATTGTCATCGTGTTAGGGCGCATAAGAGGCGTATCAAGTGCCTCGACAAGTACGGCAAGAGGATCAGAATTCTCATAATCATCGAATCGATCTGTACCCGTAAGTGCTAGCGTTTTTGAGCTTGCATAGCTATTTGCGTTAAAAAGAAGCGCGGCGGCACGTACTTCTCTAGCAAGGGCGACAAGATCGGTAACGTACTCAACACCTTTACCTTCAAGATTGCTTCCCTCTGGAGCATTTGCGATATCATCGTTGGAGATTGGGTCATCCAAGCCGTAATCGATCGTCATGCTCGTTACATCGCGTCCACCAAAGTCGACAATGTTTGGAGTACCTTTTTTGGGGAAAAGAGTATCAGGAACCGTAAAACTGTCCGCGAGTGGGTATTCGATATACTTAAACTCTTTTTTGCTAACGGGGACACGAGGGAGTACCAAGTCTGCGATCAACTTCGTATTACGGTAAGCAATTGCAATTGCGGTGTACTCGGGGGAATATACAAATTGTGGTATCATTTTTTAGCTCCTTATACTTTAGCTCTAGTTAATAAAACGGAGATGACATCCCCTTCTACACCGCTCTCAAGCGGTAAACCAATAATCTTATCGCCCGTCGTCGCTGCGGTTACGATACGTCCATCTGTCCCCGCTTTGACATAACTGTCAAGGGCGACGCCACCTGTACCAACTTCGATCTCGGCGATATCCGAGTATTGCACATCGAGGCTATCACCCGCATTTGCCGCGCCCAAGGTAGCACCAAACGGTAAAGAGGTCGATGTTGGGTAGATAAATTTTCCATTTGCATCAACCGAAACAACACGATATTGCAAAACAGCAGTCGCCGCTAAGCGGGCGAGGACTCCGTCCATCTTTCTCATTATTTTGCTCCTTTTGTAAGTTGCGCGACTGCATCGGCGACACTTAACGTGCGCCCTGCGTCCTCTTCTTTTTTAACAAGCTCTTGCGCCGCTTTTGCGATCACGGTAGCATCGCTCGTGTCGATCTTGGTCGGGTCGGTTGTTTGCTTACTTTTTTTAAGCTCAGCGACGAGCTCATCTTTTTCTTTCATAACCGCGGCGAGATCATCTTTAGCTTTTGTAAGCTCGACTTTAAGCGTCTCTTTCTCTTTTAGGATAGGCTCTAGCTCACTTTTAAAAAGTGTGTTAAGCTCATCTTTTGTAATCGTCGTTGGTTTAGAACTAACCGATTTTTCAAACGCTTTAATGAAGGTCTCAAACCCCTCTTTGATCGATTTGAGGATATTTCCATCCTCTTCGCTTACGGTTTCTGCTTTAGCAATGCCTGCCATACTTAAGCCTGCGATGTCACCTTTTTTAATGTCTGCTTTTAAGGCTTCGTCTTCCACCTTAATCGCAACCGCCCATGCGCCGACCGCATCTGGGAAAATAGGGTCATTTGCTTTTACAATCCAACTCTCAGCCACAAATGCACCCGCTTGAGAGAAGTCGTGCTCTTTGTCTACATTTAAAGTATTGCGTGCCTTCATAAATGCATAAGCGGCTTTTTCAATCTCTTCCGCGTTTGCGATATCGCCTTGCGAATCCACTTTCTCAGGCTCGTAAACAATGCCGTAAACGATACCTTTTACATCATCTTGCTTTGTAAACTTAACAAGCACCTCGTGCGTTGGCGTATCTTCTTTACTTTTAAAAAGAATCGTTCGTCCGTTCGCACCTGCTTTAACCAAGGAAATGTGCGAGATGTTAATGTCGCTCAATCTCCTTTTTGCCTTATCCGCCATGCGTATCCTTTTTTTGTAGGTTTCAATAGCGACAATTTACCCCGTTCGAAGTCTCAAAACACTCTATATAGCGGGCATTTGGAGTGCGCGAAAACTTTTTTTGTTTTAGCATTGCACAAAAGCTCACGCGAGAAAGAGGGGACATGTCAGAAGCACAAAAAGTAGGGAAAAGTAAGGTCGTAGCGGCAAATGCACAGAGTATGCAAATTATCGACGAAGATCGCATCGCGAGCGGTGGGGTAATTACTCCATTCTTCGACCATGCAAAATGTTTAAAACTTTACTACGCCAATATTTACCACCGCCTCTGTATTAATATTAAGACTAAGATTTTAAGCATGATTGAAGAGACCGACTTAGATAAATTCCTCGTGGGCGTAACACCTAAACAATTCTTAAGCAAGTCCATCCTCGACCTAGAGATGTACGGCAATATGTATACGGAGAGGGCAGGGAATGCAAAGTACCCAGCTCTCTACCATCTGCCGGCAAAAGAAGCGCGAATAGGTAAAGAGCGCGCTATCTATCAAACAAGCGGATTTAAACAAACGCTTATTAATGCCGTGCATTTAGGCTACGACTCTCCCTCTAGCAGATTTTATGGAGAGCCTGATTATCTTGCGAGCATTAATGCTATTTTAACAAACGAAAATATCGACCTCTATAATCAAGCTTTTTTTGAGAACGGAGCAATGCCCCGCCTTGCGATCATTTTCGAGAACTCCGAACCCTCCGAAGAGCAAATAGAACATATTACAAATTTCCTCCGTACTTCTTACCGAGGGGTGGGGAATGCGCATAAAACCTTATTGCTTTCTGTTCCGTCCAACGTGGATGGTACCGTGCCTACTATTAAGATAGAAAAGCTAAGCGCAACGGAAGATTTAAGCTTTGAAAGACTTAGAGGCATTAACCGAGACGATGTTGTAGCCTCGCATGGTGTACCGCCGCGGATGGTTGGCATTGTAAACGCAGGTGGATGGGGTGGTTCAGGCGAGCTTATGGGGCAACTCCACACTTTTAACGAAATCTGCATTAAACCAAAACAACAGCTTCTCGAAGAATATTTCGCTTCTTTAGGTATAAAGCTCATCCTTAAACCTTTAGATGTCACAAACTTTAAGGACGATAGCGAGGTTGTTCCTAATCTTGTTAGTTCGGGAATTTTAACCCCGATAGAGGCTAAGAACATTTTGGGATGGTCTAAGAATGTTTAAGAGGCTCACAATAGCGTTTAAAACCCGTTTAAATTCTTCAAACGCTTTTTTTTTGAGTCCTTATAGCCTAAATGCATTAAAAACGATTTTAGAGCCGTTTCTGTGCGTTTTTTCAAAAAGGGTTAAAAATGGCATATTCTAAAGAGACAAAATCCAAAATCCTTGCCATTTTGAAAAGCGGTGTACCGATTACCGATGTGGCGAAAGAGTATGGTATGTCTCGCTTTACGCTCAACAACTGGATAAACGAAGATAAAGAAGCAGAGCAAGATACAAAGCTAACGATTAAAAACCTAAAAAAGCAACTCTCCGTTCTCTCCAAGAAGAACCAAACTGAAGCAGTCAGCCGCAAGGTTGCAATGCTCAGCAATGCACTCTCCAAAATGGAACGCTTAGAAGCGAAAGAAGAAAAAGCTCGTATACCAAAGCCTCTTGTGGTTTTAAATATGGAGGGGTCACTGAGAGAGCGTGCGCTTAGAGAATGCAACCTTTACGGGTATCAAAAAGCTTTCTTCGAAGACCCTGCACAGTTTCGCATCGTTCTTAAGGCACGTCAGATCGGTTTTTCTTATGTCGCCGCATTGGATGCGCTTTGCTCAGCGGTGGACAATGGGCGTAATCAGCTCTTTCTATCTGCTTCAGAGGAACAAGCACTCATCTTAATGCGTTATACCTCCATGTGGGCGGCAAAGCTTGGCATTACTTTTATTCGAGATAATGAAAAAGAAAAGGTACTCCCTAACGGTGTCATCATAAAAGCCCTTGCGCATAACTTTAGAACGGTGCAAGGCTTTACGGGCGATGTGTACATGGATGAGTTCGCATGGTATCCAAACCCTAAGAAGATATGGCACGCTTTTGTCCCAAGCATCGGTGCGATTAAAGGTCGCCTTACTATTATGTCCACACCGTTCGAAGAGAACTCTATCTTTGCCAATATCTGCATGGACGAAGCCAAATACTTTATGTTCTCTCGCCATCGCATCGATATCTACCGTGCCATCGAGGACGGGTTGGACTTCGATCTTGAAGTTATGCGAGCCCTGTTTGATGCAGACACATGGGCAAGTGCCTACGAATGCCAATTTATCGACGATGAGTCCGCTCTCTTCAATATCGCACTTATTAAAAGCTGTGTTGATCCGCTTTTTCACTACTACATGCCAGACTCTCGCTCTCCGCTTGTAAGCGGTTACGATGTCGGGCGCGTTAAAGACTTAGGCTCTTTGGCGGCACTTGAGCCTAAAGAAGGCGGGAAGTATGACATGTGTACGCTCGATACGCTCAGGAAAGCAAGCTTTGATGAACAAAAGATGCTCATAAGGGCATTCTTAAATACCAATATGCACGCACGTACTCGTATCGATAAAACAGGTATCGGTATGAACTTAGCAGAAGATATGCACAAAGAATTCAAGAGCCGAGTGGACGGCGTTACGTTTACTGCAAACATGAAAGAATCGATGGCACTAAATCTTAAAAAAATGTTCGAGGATAAGTTGATCCGCATACCCAACGACCCGCTTTTAATTGCGGACATCCATGCCATCAAGCGTAAAGCAGGGGCAAAGAGCTTTCTTTACGATGCGGACAGGAACGAGCACGGTCACGCCGACCGCTTTTGGGCGTTAGCCCTCGCGGCGAGCCATGTAGAGGTTTTACGTATAAAGAAACAAGGCAAAGCGTATGTCCTTGGCTAAAACTGTTTTACAACTATAAAAGCCCATATTTTAGGCATTTGTGAACATAGTTGTACAGTTGTAACAGTTGTACACATTTTTAAAGGAGGAGTATGGAACAGAGTAAAAGAGCCTCTCTCTTGGAGAGCTTGGCAAACACGTTTAGCGGCTTTTTGCTTAGCATCGCTGTAGGGTACTTTGTCTTTCCGATGTTCGGAATGCCGCAGAGCTTGAGCAGTTCATTTTGGATCACGGTGGTGTTTACGGTAGTAAGCATCGGGCGGAATTACGTCGTTAGACGGGTGTTTAACTTTTTACATGTAAAGGATCAATATGAAAAAATTGTGGTTTGAGGCGGCGTTGGCACTTATGTGCCTTGCGACGATTACGTTGCACCTTCTTGGGGAGGGGCATGCTTTTGCGGAGCTTATGCTTTCAAAGATGGTACAGGTTAACTTTGGGCTTATCCATGCGTATATCGCAGGGCGGATTTTATTGGGAAAAGTGGAATGGGGCTATACGCCTAATTTTACGCCTAAGAATGTCGGGAGGATAGTGCTGTATGCGGTTATTGTTTATAGTTACGCTGTTGGCGGTTAACCTTTTCGCATTAGAGCGTTGCACTCTTCTAACGCAAAAGGTGCGTGTCGCGCATTTTAGAGAGTTCGGTACGAGCTTCCCTTATCAGTATGCTATCGCTCAGCTGGAGCAAGAGAGTGGGTGCCGTCCTAGCATCTCAAACGACGGTGTAGGATCACAAGGTGTCGCACAGATCACCTACCGGTGGTGGAAGAAAGTGCTAGACAAAGAGGGCATTACGGAAATAGCAAGCGTTCAAGGAAGCCTAAGAGCACAAGCGGCGATCATGCGCTACCTCCACGAACCCGGTCGACCGCTTTGGATAACCTATCAACGCTATAACGGCGGCGATTGGGTACTTAAAGAGATCAAAAAAGCCGGCACAGAGGACTGGGCAAAAGCAAAGGCTCAATGCACACGAGGGGACTCATACTTTACGTTAAAGAACGGAACGGTTCAAACCCGTTCCAACTGCGATATTAACTACGAGTATTCGCAAAACATTTTTAAGTATGGGAAGCAGTACGGAGACGTTAAAGATAACGCGCAATATCGGTTTTGGGAAGCCCCTCCCTAATGGGGGAGTTTACATTTTCCCCGCATTTTCAATATCTTTCGCCACTTGCTTTACCAAGTTATCGACATACTTACGGATAATCGTTTCAATGCGCTTGTTTTTAATCGCTCGTTTAAAGTAAGGATTTGCTTTTGTTCCTGGATGGTTCACTTTTTTGCGGTAGCCGATATCTTCGTTCCAAAGCAAGGCTTTTTTGGTGCGAGGCGTGATCGTATGTGCGTCTGTTCCCTCATGCACGAATAGCGGGTATATCGTCTTAGCACCTTTCCAGTTCACGACGATCTTGTCATTGTATTTGTGCCCTACGATCGCTTCTTCATCTCCGATACTCAGGATGTCGATGCTACCCTTTAGCTCTCCGCTCTTTTCGGGGGCTTCCTCTTGCGCTATCTTTACGACTTCGCGGGCTACGGTCTCTAAGAGAGTGTTGCCAAGTTCGTATTTTTTAGCCATTTTTCGTTTCTTTCTCTAGCTCTTTGTAGATAAAAACCAACGCGTCTATAAAGTCGCCGTCGATCACTTTGCCGTCTTTTTGCACAAGCTCTCCGTCTTTATCTCTAGGGATGTAGACGAAGGAGCAGTGCTCTAAAAAAGGGCCGCCGAATTCCGCACAACCTTTTAAGCGTTCTTCAGAGAGCATATAGTTATGCAAATGTGCTATTTTCCCTCCAACCACACGGTAATTCCCCATCGGAGGGAAGGCATACTCTTTATCATCACCTTCTAATGTACTTTCGATGTACCAGTCTTCGCCCCAAATGTCTATCGTTAAAGTCCTAGCCATTTTTTTACCCTCTGTGAAATTGTGTTGAACGCTTGTTCCGTTTTATCGTAATAAACCTCTCCTACAGTTGCGTAAAAGTCGTCGATACCGTCTTTGGGCTTGTAGACGGATTTGATTTTACCGTTTTTATCTAAAAACCCCATAAATCCGTTACTTCCCCAAATAACCCGTTTTGTGGGATCGTTTTTATGTACGGCTTCTTTTGCGATAGAGCCAAGAGTATCTTTTAAAAGATTATCGACACTCTTTTCTCTGCTCGCTTTAAGATGATCGTCTTTATTTTTAATCTTGTTATAGGTTGCGCTGTCCGCTATCTCGTATTCTCTCCCAAATTCATCTAAGGTCATGCGTTCGGCTTGCACCGCAGACACTTGCCTTATAATCGTCCTGCACCCCATGTGGTACGGAGGCAAACCAAAATTTGGAGGGAGTGTCGTAGTCCACACTCCGATCGTCGAGAACGAAAGATTTGATGCCGCTTTTGCGGCTTCTACACTTGTTGCATTAACAATCGCGTCAAACTGTTTCTTAAGCGTGCTTACCTTAATCACCCTAAGATGCATAGAGCGACAGACGTTTGTCGTTTTATCGTCTATTTTAGCAACGACTTGCACGTATGTGTCGCCTTGCTCGATCGCACGGCTGAGCGTTCCGATGTTTCTTCCCTGTCGTAGGTTAAAGTCTGCCGCCACTTTTATTTTTTGCACTTCCATCTCGGTATAATGGCTAAAGTTATCTCGCATCGCTTGCATCAGTTCATCGTGCGTATATTTGCCCTCGTAGACATCTTTAAAAATAGCTCTCAGCTTCTCTTGTGTTCGGGTAGAGCTGTCGTTTCCGACCCACATCATGCGCTTTTCAAGGGCATTTATAGCCCGCTCATCTGCCGCACCGAATTGTGCGGTTACTTTAGGTGTGCTTATTCCCTCGAGCATAGACTTTTCATAGATCAGGGGGATTAGCACGGCGGAACTTGGAAGAGCACTCGTAGAAGCGTTTGCGATCTTGCTTGCGAAGAGAGACTCTACGGTCTCAGGAGAGATATTTTGGTCATACTTTTCAAGGAAAATCATAAGCTCAGAGAGTAGATCATCGAAGTTGCTTTGTGCGTTTTTGGCGTACAGAGCGATATACTCGTCGATAAGCTCATCAAGGCTCATTTTCTCGTAGTTTTTAGACTTTAAAAGCCTTGTTAGTGTGCTATTCATTTCTTACCACTTGTAAGTTCATTGTATTTTTGTTGTAATTCCCCCAGCTCTATAAGAAGATCATACTTATTTCTTAATAACCTCAATACTTTAACATGTAAAAAGCTTGCTTTCATACTTTTAATAGCATGCTCTGCCCTTAATTTTTTTAGCTCCTCTTCTTTTTCGACCAATGCTTTAGCCATGTTGTGTATTTGCCCATTTTTAACGGCATCCTCAATAACATGTACCATTCGGGCAACTTTTACATCAAACAATTCGATACTTTTTGGTACTTCTTTATAGGTCATTTCTCTTCCTTTTTAAAGTCTTTTTGGTTCATGCTCACGCTCTCTTTTGCATAATCCCTCCAGTAATCATCAAAGCGTATCGCTTCTATTGTTACGAAAGTGTATTCGCATTGTTTACATTTGCGGTAGCGTTCATTAACCGTACCCTTTACGGTGCTAACAACATAAGTGTCACCTGCGCATTTTGGGCACATCATCGTTTTTTTAACCCTAGCATGTATTCAATACCCAAGATTACCTTTGTGGCTTCGCCTTTGTTTAAACTGTTTAAACGTAAAGGACGCTTTCCGACGGTCTTATGACAAAACTCTCTAAGTCCATCTTCGCCCCGATCTCCCCAAAGTTTTAAGATGCAGGAGAGCTGTTTATCGGTCATGCCATCTTTTTTGGTTTGCGGGCGGCGACCTTTCACGATCGGTTGTGCGCCACGCTCTAGCACGTCAAGGAGATTGTAAAGCTCGTCGATGGAGAGTTTCGTGCAGGAACTCTCTTTGTACATGTTAAAGAGAAAACTTTCCCATGCGTCCTGCTCTTTTGCCGCTTTAGTAAACTCGTGTTGGTGTATACGTGCAAGTAAACCTCGTCTTAGATAGCTCTGTTTTGCTGTCATTTTCCACCTCTTACAACTGTTACAACTGTACAACTGTTATTTTTTACAACTATAAAAGTACGCATTTTAGGCACTTTGATCGCATAGTTGTACAGTTGTAACAGTTGTAAACATTTTTTCTTTCCCCACTTTTTCAACATTCCAAAATTTTCCGGCATGTCTTTTTAGGTACTCTAAAGAAGTTTTATCGGCTTTGTCTTTTCCCAGAGCTTGCAAGAGCTCTCCTTGCGTGTAGGTACGATCTTTAAGCAGTTTAATAACGCCGTCGATAAACTCTTTTTCGGCAGTGTTTAGCGATGCCACGGCAACATCGAGCGGCGTCATATCATAATTTTTTTTATCGACGCTAAAACCGACTTTTCTAACTGCCATGCGGTATTTTTCAGGTTCGAAGATATAGTTATAGTGCGTGTCCGTTTCGGGGAGAGTAGACATAGCCCAGCACTCGTCGACCGCATCGATAAGGCTTTGCCCGCCTTTCATGCTGTCGCCTTTTTTAGTCGCATGGTTAAGCACAAAAACGAGCCCTCCGGCACGGCGTATTGCCTTACAAAAAGTTATAAACTTATCGATTTTATCTTCGTCGTAAATACCCCCGTTTAGGAAGAATTTAAGGCTATCAAAAATAAAAGCACAATTAGTATAAGCATCTGCTTTTGCCCGTTCTTTTATCGAGTTAAGCACGCCCATAACACGCTCTTTAGGTGTGTCATAGGTATCGGCGTTAACATAAAATAGCTTTTCTTTTAGGTTTTCGATAAGCTTGTCGTAACCTCGGTCTTGCAAGATGTCTACGCCGTTATCGGTGTCGATAAAAGCCGTCTCTAATCCCAAAGAAGAGAGATGCTTTGCAAACGCAAACATAAAAGAGGTTTTGCCGCTTCCCGCCGGAGACCATAGAAGGTTAATGCTACGCTCTAGCGCAAAATTTTCTATAAGTGCTTTTCTCTTCCCCATCGCTCTCACTTCATCAAGATCAACAGGGGTTAAAAATCCAAGTCTACTACTTTCCACGTTCTGCCTTTATCGTTTTTTGTATGCTCGCAAAGAGTTCTCGAAGCTTCGGGTCGGCACAGGCGATCTCAAAGTTACCCGTGCTTCGCTCACCGTAGATCAGCGTTGTAGGCTTTACATGTAAAGCCTCTTGCGGTTCTGCGATCACAACGGCCTGTATGTCGTTAAAGATAACGTCATAGGCTTTTAACTCACGGTTAAACGTCGAGTAGTAGCCCCTCATCTTCGTTTTAATGTCCTCTTTTTTGTATCCAAACTCGAACTTAGCGTTTTGGTGTTTAAACACAAAGAAAAGCACGTTTCCTTTTATCTTCGCATAGCGAAAGAGGGAGGAGAGAGCTAAGCCCTCCAACCCTACCGTAGCGATCGCCTGTATAGTTTTATAGCGGTTCATCCCGACATAAAGCGCGGCAAGTTCGCTCACGTCACACCGCCGCAATATCGATCGGGATAAGCTTCCAGTCGCTCTCGGAGTTTTCTCTCGTGTAGAAGCGAATGTAGCTTTTCGTCGATGCGACCTGTAAGCTGTCCGCGATAATCGCCATCGCCTCAACCCATTTCGGGGCGGTGATGTCGTAGCTTCGTAATGCTAAAAGTTTTTTCGTGTCGATATTGCCTTTTTTATCGACCTCAAACGCTTTCATAATTAGCGTACGAACGATAGGCGTAGCATCTTCCGTCTCTTCTTTCAAGAACTCGTCAAGTTTCATTTTCGCGATTTGAATTTTCTCATCCGGTTTAAGCGTATCCATCGCGCGGATTTCGACCTTTGCGGTAGAGGAGAAGTTTTTGAGGTTCATATTGCCCTTTACGCTTTTCCCTTTTGCATCGACGCCGTAGTTTTGTAAGAGCAGATCGAAGTATGCATCTACTTGCTCGTTGCATTCTGTTTTAAAAATAGAGATAAGCCCCGTAAGGTTTTGCGCTGCCGCAATAATGCGCTCGACAAGCTCAGTTTTTAACTGCTCATCAACTCTAATCATATCGGGGTGAACTGCCTCACCCTTACCGTTAATCCAAAAGCCTTTTTCGTCTTGAAGTACCATCTTCACTCCTTTATTTTGTTAAATTCCACTCGGCTAGATACAGCCACACGCGCACAGGGCGCACCACTTTTTCACCAAAGAACCGTTTAAAACGTTTAATCATCTTGCACATCTTCGCTCCTATGTTGTTCGTCATAATGCATCATGTCCCAAAGTAAATTTTCATACTCAATCGCTTCCCCTTTCGTCAATATCGCTTTATTTGCAAGTTCATCAGCTCTCTTGCATGCCACTTCGTATTCTTCCTATGTCATCATGCGCTCACTCCTAAAACTTCATCTAAGATCACGGGAAACTCAACCTCTGTGATCGTCATGTCGGCAAAGGTTTTACCCTCTACAATGCCTCTCTCATACGCCATTTTAAGGGCGGAATGGAAAACATCAAGCTTCATCAATATAACCGTGCTTGACGTATCTCTAGCTTTATCGACACCCATATAAATCTGTTTTTGTTCGATCATAGGGGCAATCTTTTCGATACGCTTTGCTTTTGCATCACGAATCTTCGAGCCTATGCATGCATTGCATACTTTTGCGAAAGTTCCGTTTCTGTATTTTTTAAAAGCATTTTCGTCTTTCATCTCTTCACAAGATTCGCATCTAAACCATTGTATTTTGGTCATTGCATCTCCTTTTCCCTCATCGTAAGCAGGCTTATTACTCGTCGCTATTATTTTTTCGGTTTCTTCCGCCTCATACATCATGCGTTCAAGTTCCCACATTATTTCTTCGTTGTTACACTTTTTAACGAGCACCTGCGTTGTTTCCTCTTCATCGTCTATGTCGTCGATACCTTCCTCCGCGGCATGCCATCCCTCAATGTCACGCTTCGGCGTAAAGTCGTCCGTACTGTAAGGCTTCGGAGGCTCTGTCATCGCTTTTGCGAACTCCTCAGCATTCTCATAGCGGGGGGGTAGACCTTTCTCTTTGCACTTCTGCACGTAAGACTTCCAAAATTCATTATTTTTCATCTTTTTCCTTTCTTTATAACCTCGTGTTGTAGCTTTACAACCTGCAAAGCTACCTCTCTTAAACTCGTGTCGATCGACGAATATTTTTTGTTTAGCCGAGAAAGTTCACTTCTAGATACCAACATTAAATTGTTGAGACTCGTATTAAAGGTGTTGCGGTCTTTAAAAATAACGCAAAAGCCTTCCGGTATTTTTCCATGCTTGTGTTCCCAAATGCATGCGTGCAACATTTGCCAGCTGTTAGGTTCGGCAACCTTAATACGCATGTATGTGTACCCATCTTTGTCTTTATGTAAGACGATACTTCCGACTTTTTTTGCGTTGTGCGGAGTATTGCCTTTTTTAAAAGATGTTTTATTCGCTTTACATACGCCTTTTGTGCCCTTGTTTGGAGGGGTTTGACCTTTCTGAAAGCAACCGTTTCTACCTGTTTTTAAGCCGAGAGCTTTACACTTACCCTTAATAGCTTTATGGGTTCGTTGTGTTCCAAACTCGGCATTAAAAAGCTCGGTAAGTTCTTTTCTAGGTACAGTCTCATGCTCTTTTAAGAAAGCTTCTTGAATGTTCGTATAGTTCATTTTTGCCACTCTTAAAGTATTTTTTTGTCTTTGAATATTTCAGCCCGTAGAGACAAATCAACGATAGTTATTAGCTTATCTGCTATGTTGCAGACCGTATTGGCTTTTTTTAGCTCATTGGGCATATCAACCTGTTTAGCTTTTTCAGGATCGGTAATATTTTGAAGTTGATCCATCAAAATTTTGCTAAGGTCTGTCAAATTTCCCTCAATTTGTAGAGAGGTTTTACCACCGGTATCAATATCTTTCGCTCCCGGTTTAACCACATCATATTTTTGCTCAACGAACAATATTCGGATTTTAAGGGGCAAGCTTGTCAACTTTACCGTGTCGGTTGGGTAGACCAACCCATCATATTTCATATAACCATTTGCATCAAAGCCTACGCCCTCAGCATAGAGTTGTACCTTTGTTGGGATTAATTCAAATTCAGTGTTAAGTGCTGCCTTTTTTTGGAAAATCTCATAGCTCATCTTCGTCCTCCTCTTTTTCCTCAAGCTCTAATCGCTCAACTTCAATAGTTTCGGATAGATCGTTGACATCATCAGGGATATTGTCATCATATAAACAATTCAAACTATCCACTCGGCATGCGGTGTTATTAAAAGCAGTAACGATTTCTTGTTTTAACTCATCGTCGATGTAATAATTATCCATTATTAGGATTTTTTCTTTTAGCACTCTGCCCAATTCATTCATATTCCCCGTCGCTAGTATTCTCATGTTGTCAAAGTTCGCTTTCATCATCGCTCCTTACGCCATGTCATAAGATAGAGCCAAATAAGGCTTTGTCTCTTTCGGATAGGCTTTTTCGCCCGCCTCTTGGGGGGGTAACCTCCCAAAGCTTTACCTCATATGCGCTCTTTTTAGGGAGCGGCGCAAGTACTAGCGTTTGCATATGTTCCCTCCACATCTTCGAGCCTTAAAGTCATCCACTATGCGTAAAATGCCTGCCGCTTGCGACTCTTTTAGATCAACTTTCGGGTACTTCCCAAGCCCGCTAAGCTTTAACTGTATGCGTTCATTCTCGGCTCGCATGTGCGTTAGTTCTTGCTTTAGCAGATCGATCTGCGCTTTAAGGGCATTAACGCCTAAGATGCTCTGTAAAAAAGCTTTCATACTGTCGCCTCCAGTGTGTTTATAGAGCCGTAAAGCTCTTCAAATATTGAGACGGCCGTTTCGTATCGTTTCAATATTTCTTCGGCCATGAGCATTCTTTTTTTCTCTCGAATAATGCGCATTACCCCTCCCATAAAAGAATACTCATACACAAATAATCCTCTTTCACACATCACTTTTGAAAATTCATTAATCTTCTTTTCTTTAACTAGATAGTCCCTAATAAACTTTAGCTCTTTAATTAGAGTATTATCTCTGCGCATAACATTTTTAACGTGCAGATACCAGTCTTTAGCACTTTTAAGCTCAGGGTGCTCTCGGTTATATCTGTTTTTGTACCCAGCCAAAAAGTTGTATTCTTTACCCAAGAGCAAAGAATACCTCATACACTGATTGCCTTGTTCTTCCTGAGAAACGACGCTTCCTGTTTCCAAGTCGTATTGCACCTTTTCGTTTGGGTCATACAAGTATTTCTTGTTATTTACGATAGGAGCCAATACACCCAATTTGGCTTTTACTCTGTATTCAGAGTCAACTCTTTTCACTCCAGACGTCGCAACCGTTCCTCTCTCTACGTACCCAACCTTACAGAGTTTTCTCAAATACCGCTCAAGAGTAGAATCACTAATTTGGGTTATCATCAAAATATCCCCATACCTAAAGGCAGGGTTTCTTCTAATATAATTCCAAACCTGTTGCTGTAGTGAGTCTTTAGGTTGCATCTTAAACCCTTTGCGAGTTTGGGCAAAAGGGGCATACATCTTTCACGATCGCAAACATATTTCCGCTCAGCGGCTTATTCTCATTTACCGCATTAACGTAGCGTTTGCATACCTCAAAGTGTATGTTGTCCTTCAATGCCGGGCACAACACCGTGCGTTCCAATAAAAAACCGTACGTGTCGTGTAGTTTTTTATCAAACTTTACATTTTCGGCAGGGTATTCGTTGCGCAAGATAAGGGAGATCGTCGCCTTAGAGTAGCCGATCTTATCACCGACTTTACTCATGCTTCCCTCATGCTCAACCGCCGCCTTTAAAAGTTCAATACTATTCATCCGTTCGTCCTATTTTTTCAATTTCGAGGGCTTTAAACTGCTCAAGATCGCAGGCACTTATACCTTGTCGCTTCGCAACATTTTCAAGGTCGGTTAAAAGCTTGCGAAGTTGCCTTAAGTTCGGGTATGTCGTCGCAAAATAGGCGATAAGATCATCCGCTATCTCAACTTTATCCGAGTAGGTTTTGCAGTATTTTTCGACATCTTCAAAAACGACGGGTTTAAACTTCACGAACTCGAAGATGCGGCTGTAAAAGTGTCGGTGTCGTTTCATCTTGGCGTTACTCTCTTCCATGCCTACAAAGAAGATGATCACTCCGGTTTCGTCGTGGATGTCTCTTAAGATTTCAAGCATCTCAAAGTTCTTCGCCGACAAAAGAGCATCGACCTCGTCGATGATAATGGGGCGCTTTTGTGTACTGGTTCGGATTTCTTCGATCAACCGTACATAAAGCTGTGCGGAAGTACCGCTTCTATCTAGCCCCATCTCCTCACATAGACGCTCCAACATAGATTTGGGTCTCCATGTATGCAAAGCACGCAGGAGTACCGCGTTGTATTTCACGGTAATTTTTTCCAATCCGAATGTTTTACCTAAGCCGAAAAGCCCGTACCCGAGTCCCATTTTGGGGCTTGTTACGGGTAAATCCTTAAGCCTTGTAAAAGCTTCCGCGATTTTGGTATAATTACTCGTTTCGATAAAAGACTCTTTCATCTTTTACTTCCTTTTAAGTTTTTTAGTGCCTCCAAGCACTTAAAAGGGGGCGAAACAACTTCGCCCTCTGTTAAGTCCTATCCGACGCGTTTTGTTCGTCGATACTCCACATCTTTTAGAGCCATCTCGTAGATGTCCTTTCGCTCTGATATCAAAAGGCTAAACTCCGCCTCTTTTCCCTCTTCAATAGCCCAGACCAACGCCTCAAAGTCACTCTTAAAGATAGGGCGTCCGTTAATGGTTGTAGGCTCTTTTTTAGTCTCTTTTGGAAGATCGATAGCAATGTTTTTTGTTGGATATTTAATATTCGATAGCGGCGATACAATCATCTCGCGTGCCTTTTGCTCGATTACGTCTTTGATCGTAGGGTCAGCCAATCGCTGCGCAAGAGCTTCCGCTTTTTTAACACGCTTGGTATTCTCACTCTCAAGGCGGCGCATGTCACGTTGTATGGTCCGCATAGCCTCTCTGCTAATACCCTCTAAGCTCGCATCTTTTGCGGCACAAATAGGCGTCATATCGGCATTATAGATATAGGCTTCGCCCATGTCCTCGCCTAATGCGACAAGAACACGTTCGCCGATGTGTTCGATAAGATTAGCGTGCGTATAAATGGCTTCTTTTCCGTCTCTTCGTAAAGAAATGCCTTTTTTCCCGACCGTTATTTCTATCCATTCGCCCAATAAAACATCAAGCTTACGAGGGTCGGTTACGGTTTGTGCCGGAGTAATGTCGCTTATGTAACGTTGCATCGGGCTCATGCCGATACCTCCGTGTACGCGTTGCTCATAAACTGCTTCATTCCACGCTTGCAACCAGTAACGTAGCTCATCAATCGTAATAGGGATAAAAACTTCCATCGTGTTTTTTTTATCGAGCATCAGCCGTCTAAATGCTTTTTCGTTAAGTTTTTGCGCTCTCCACCTGTTACGTGCTTCGATTTTCTTTTCAAAGCTAAGGCGATCTTGGATACTTTGTCGCTCAGCTACACTATGCCCACAAAAGCCCTCAAGCTGTCGAAATAGCTCACGGGTCATTGTTCCAAAGAAGCGTTCTATATGCGGCTTTAGCCAGCCACTGTAGGGCTCTACTTCGATTTTGTTAATATGCAAGTTTGAGCAGACGGCTTCAAAATGGTTGGATCTGTAATCCCTTCCGTTGTCGACCACGACATTGTCGGGGATGCCAAGCTTTAAGATTCCGGCTCTTAAATTGCGCGCCAAGGCATACGAGTTACTGCGTTCTTCAACGTTTAAGATAACGCGACGCGTAAACACGTCGATTGCACCTACGATGGTAGGACGCTTACCGTCCGCACAAATAATATCCGCGGGTGTACCGTCAAGCTCCCAGTAATGGTTTTTATACTTCGCTTTAGCCGAAGCATTGCCAAATGCCGCACGATATTTGCCTTTTGCTTTATCGGGGTTCTTTGCAAATGCCATCAGCATCGCATTTTCCTTTTTAAAGTTCATAATGAAGCGCTCAACACTTGAAAAAGAGGGCAGAGCATCGCCAAAGGCAACACGCATGTTCTCATAGATACCACGATTGTTCGGGTGAATGTCTCCGCGAAGCAGGTAACGCTCACACATCGCTTGCATCTCTGCATCCATCACGATGCTACCTTTAGGACGACCGCGAGAGTCGATGAAGTTGTCCACGACATTGCCAACTTTTAACCCCTCTTTGTAGGCTTTAACCCAACGGAAGAAATTTTGACGTGAAGGAAGCTCTTTGCCATTTGCCCATTCCTCAAAGCTAACCCCGCGCTCTCTTGCTAAGTAGCTCGTAACGAGGTTGATCTTAGCGAGTGCTTCTTTTTGCTCTTCGGGTGTTGCTCTGAGATACTTTAGGCTTAGTTCTGTTTTGGGAGAGATGGTGTATATGTCTTTTGTTTTGGAAAGGTTATGTTTATGTGCCCCGTGTTTTGCAGAACTTGTAGGAGATGGTTTAGAGACCATTGCGATCTGATCGGCAGTTCCAATATTAGTTCGTTCAAGATTCTGTGTGTTAGAGCTTGTGTTTCCTCTAAGCTCATTTCCGCGAATGGTTTTGGTGCTCTCATTTCGATCATTATTATCTCCTCCCAATATGTATTCATAGACAATTCCTTTTCCACCTACACCTTTTATTTCACGGTAAGAGACTTCATTCCCTTTTACAGTAAAAGTACACTTTTTATTATTTTTGGCGGTTAATGTTGCTTTGCATACAGCTTGGTATGACACACCTACGTGCGCACTTAATTCTTTTGATGTCATGCAACGTCCTCAAATGTAAAGCCTTCATTTTTTAACTTTTCAATAATTTGTTTTGTAAGACCGTTGCGTTTACCTTTTACTCTTCCAGCGGATATTTGTGACAAAAGTTCCTTGGATATGCCATTTTTTTCTGCCCAAGCTGTCATATTCATACACCTATCTCTAAACTGTTTAGAAAGAGGATGTTGAAAGTATTTTTTCAT